TGCCGGTGCCGTCGCAGGCCGACGCGCGCCAGTTGTTTGGTTACGGCTCGATGCTCGACGGCATGGTGCAGGCGTTCACCCAGAACAATTTTGCCCAAGAGCTTTGGGTGGTCCCGATCAAGGAAGCGACCGCGGGCGTGGCCGCGACCGGCAAAATCTCGGTTACCGCGGCGGCGACAGCGGCGGGCACGCTGCCGGTCTACGTCGCCGGCCGCAGGGTGCAGGTGTTTGTTGCTGCGGGCGAGCCGATGGACACGACCGCGACCAACATCGCCGCTGCAATCAATGCCGATCCGTCGATGCCGGTGACCGCGGTTGCAACTACTGCCGAGGTCGATCTCACCTGCAAGTTCAAGGGCGTCGAGGGCAACGACATCGATGTCAGGCTCGCCTATGGCGGCGCGCTCGCGGCCGAGCAGGTGCCGATCGGCCTCCTGATCACTCTGCCGGCCACCAACAAGCTGACGGCGGGCACCGGCGATGTGGACATCACGCAGGCGCTCGTGAACCTGGGCGATGAGCCCTACGAGTACGTCGCCACCGGGTACACCGACAGCACGTCGCTCGCGTTGCTGGAAGGCGAGTACGGCTTCAGCGACAACGGCCGATGGGGCTGGATGCGCCAGCTCTACGGACACATCTTCGCCGCCAAGCGCGGCGTCGCGGCGGCGGGCGATGCTGTCGGCTATGCCGATCTGTTGCAGTACGGGCCGAACAACAACAGCGGCGTCGTGTCGGTCATGGGCATCGAGTCGAACTCGCCCACCCCGCCCTGGTGCTTTGCTGCGGCTTACACCGCAAAGGCGGCGCGCGCGCTGGTCAACGATCCGGCGCGTCCGTTGCAGACGCTCTCGCTGGACGGTTGCCTGCCGCCGCCGAAGCATCAGCGCTTCACCATGCGGCAGCTCAACGATCTGGCCTGGGTCGGCATCGCCACGCAGGCGATCAACGCCGATGGCGTGCCGGCGATCAAGCGGGAAAGCACCACCTATCAGAAAAACCTCTACGGCCAGGGCGACGATGCCTATGAGCTGGTGCCGACGCTGGCCACGCTGGCGGCACTGTTCCGCTCGCAGCGCTATGCGATCACCAGCAAATATCCGCGTCACAAGCTGGCCGATGACGGAACGCGCTTCGGTGTCGGTCAAGCCATCGTGACGCCGAAGATAATAAAAGCCGAGCTGATCTCGCAGTACCTACAGGACGAGTTCTTGGGGCGGGTCGAGAACCTGACCGCATTCAAGCAGAACCTCATCGTGGAGCGAGCAGTTGACGACCCGAACCGGGTCAACGTCCTCTATCCGCCCGACCTCATCAATCAGCTTCGGATATTCGCCGTGCTGGCGCAATTCAGGCTGCAATACAACAGGGGCGTCGATACCTCGATCGCCGCCTGATCGAAATGTTGTTGAAACGGCACGGCGCGCATACAGGCCGTGCGCGCCGTTTTCATCATGGGAGACGGAATTTTGTACGGGAAGGTGAACAAACCATTCTGGAGCGACAAGCCGGTGGTCGTCATCGGCGGCGGCCCGTCGCTGATCGGTTTCGACTATGAGCAATTGCGCGGCGCGCATGTGCTGGCGGTGAAGGGAAAAATCTTCGGCATTCCGTGGGCGGACGCGGTCTTCGGCCTCGACGTGAAGCGCTACACGGAATGGCGCGAAAAGCTCGCGGAGACACGCACGCGCGTCTATTGGGCCGTGCCCGAGGAACAGCTCGACCAGGCAGGGCCACCGCCCGCGAAGAACATCACGCTACTGAAACGCATGGACGGTCGCGGCCTGTCGGACGACCCAAGTGAAATCTATGGCGGCGGCACCAGCGGCTTTGGGGCGCTGCAGGTCTGCATCCACAAGCAGGCACGGGCAATCGTGCTGCTGGGCTTCGACTACAACGGCGGATGCGAGCAGCAGAGTGAGAAGTGGGATGAGTGGGCCGAGCACTTCGCGGTCTATGCGCCCTACTTCAACGAGCACCGCATCAGCGTCGTGAACGCCTGCCCCGCGTCAACAATCAGGTGCTTTCAGAAAATGACGCTTCCCGATGCCGTCGCGATGGTTCGCCACAGCATCGGGGCGTGAGTTCAACGCCGCCTAAAAACAGGAGAAACACCATGCCCCAAGGCCCGTTCGCTGGAACCGCGTATCTGAAGGTCGATAGCAATCAATACCCGCTCAAGGGCAACCTGACGGTGTCCGCGTCGGCGGTCGAGCGCACCGGCATCGCGGGCCAGGACTACGTCCACGGCTATCAGGAGCTGCCGCGTGTGCCCTACATCGAGGGCGACGTGTCAACGCTGCCCGAGGTGTCGCTGGACTTCCTCGAAGCCATCACCAACGCGACGGTGACCGCCGAGCTGATCAACGGCAGAACCTACGTGCTCAGTCAGGCGTGGACCAAGGGGCCGCTCGAAATCAACACGCACGACGGACAATTTCGGATCAGGTTCGAAGGCGTGAGCTGCATCGAGATGGCGCCGTAAAAGGAGCAACCATGCAAGAGGCGGTTAAGAAGACCGAGCCAGAGGCCGCGGCGCCACCGCGGTTGAAGGAAGTTGTTGTTGATCTGATAACGCCGGTGCAAGCGCACGGCGAGACGATCAAGCAATTGAAGTTTCGCCGGCCGACAGGCGGCGACATAATGGCGATGACCACGGGCTACCCGATCAACATCAACTGGCAGAGCGGCGAAATCACCGTCAACCCGCCCGTGATGGGCGACATGATGTCCCTGCTCGCGTCGGTTCCGCCATCAACGATCAAGTCAATGGACGCGGAGGACTGGTCAACCTGTGCCTATGCGTTGATGCGTTTTTTCCCGCCGGGCGTCCAGGGGACGCAGTCTTAAACTGCTACCGCTTGGCGAAATTCTACTCGCGGCCTCCGGGCGAGTTCTTGGCGATGACGCTGGACGAGGTCAATCAGCATATGCACTGGACCGACATGCTGTTGGCGACCGCAGAAAAGCAGCGACGACCGGATTAAGGGCGGAACGACATGGCCAATGAAGATGTCCTGAGACTTCGCGCAACCTTCGTCTCAGACCAAGCGCTGGCGAACATCCGCAACATGGGCCGCGAGATCGGCCTCATGCAGACGAAGGCTGGCACCGGCGCAAAGGCGGCGAGCAAGGAGTTCCAGGCGCTATTCGGGTCGCTGCAGCAGGTCGGCGGCGCCATCACCGCGACATCGTCGGCTTTCGGATCGTTCGGCCTGGGCGCGGCCGGCGCCGCCGGTGCAGCCGCGGGGCTGGTGCTATCGCTCAATCGCGTGGCGAATCAGGTCGTACAGCTCAAGTACGCGAGCAAGGAAATCGGCATGTCCGAGCGCGATCTGCGCGCTTGGATGGAGACAGCCGAGAAGGCGGGACAAGCCCCCGAGGCGATGCTGGGAAGCCTCAAGAGCTTCAGCCGCACCATGAACGAGTTTAAGTACAACATGGGCGCGGGGTTTGATGACATCATCTCGCGCGGTGGCGGCCCGCTGATCAACGCCCTAAAGGCCGCAACGACGCAGGGCGAAAAGCTCAAGATCGCGTTCCAACAAAAAGACCGGATGGATAAGGCTGATCCGTCCGGCTTCACGTCGCGAATGTATTTCCAATCGATCGGCCTTGGCGCGGAAGCCGCTGCGCTGTCGCTGGATCAGTACAATAAATCGCGGGCAAAGATGGAGGACATAACGCCTGAACAGCAGGCGGCGGCGCAGAAGTACAAGGACTCGCTGGTCGAGATGGGCACGGCCTGGGACAAGCTCGTGCTGGTCGGCTCGAAGCCGCTGTTTCCGGCGGCCACAGGGGTAATGAATGCGATAAGCGGAGCGATTGAATCGAACATCAAGCAAATAAACGAGATGGATAAGACGTTGCAGGCCGCGAAGGATAAGTGGGCAAAGGGCGACTACAAAGGTGCTGCGGCGACTGCTTTATTTGGTGAAGGTGACTACAGTTCATATTCAACCAACCCTGCCACGCACCCGATACCTCCACCGCTGGTGCGGGTTCCGCAGCCAAACATCTCGGGGATACCGGGAGTGCCCGGATCGAGGGCACGCCAAATTCCGCACATGGCGCGCGGCGGCATCGTCAGCGGCGCAACGCTGGCGATGGTTGGCGAAGGCGGCCCCGAGGCGGTCATCCCCCTCAACAAGCTCGGCGGTGGCAGCGCCGACAAGGCCGACGAGGTCCACACCGTCAAGGAAGGCACCTTCCAGGCGTTGATGGATTTCAAGGACTACATCGATGCCGATCGCCAGGGCAGCGGGTTCCTCGGCGGCGGTGGTGGTGGTCCCGGCGGCGGAGCACCCGGCGGTGGTGGCGGCGGCGGTGGTGGTGGCGGCGGCGGTGGTGGTGGCGGCGGTGGCGGTGGTGGAACGCCCGGCGGCGGTGGTGGCCCTGTTCTCGACACCAGCGGCAAGCCTGTCGATCCGCAGACGGTGGCCGGCCTCAAGCAGCTCGCGGCGTCCGGCAACACCGCAGGCATGCGGCAACTGATGTCCTCGCGCGGCTATCGCGTAGACAGCGCATGGTGCGGTGACCTCGCGCGCGCTTTTAGCGGTGGGTCCGGTTATCAGGTGCCGAAGGGATACTC